ATTCAAACGTACTATATTCTGATGTAGTTTATAGTGATGGATCTAATCACTTCCCAGGTGAAAAGGTTATAGATGTAGCAACAGATTCTGCCACAACTAGAACATCTAACTGGAACCTGAATCCAGAGAACGTAACCATGTACAAGATTGAATTCTCATGGTATGGTGCTGTTGGTGCTCTGTTCTTAGCATATGTTCCATTAGATTCTGGAGAAGCACGTTGGGTACGTGTTCATCATCTAAGAGCATCTAACCAGTTGAAGGTTGCTTCATTAGGAAACCCAACTCTACCTATCACATACTATGTGTATGGTGGTGGTACTCAATTCTCCTATGGTTATAGGAATGATACACGAGATCAGAACTACATTGCTGGTTCTTCATCTAGATCTGAATACTTAGTCAAGTATGGTGCTTCATACTACATTGATGGAGGTGACCGTGGTACAGTTCGTCTGTTCAACTATGCAACTCCTGCAACAGCAGATGTATTTGGTAATACAATTACTGCATCATTACTTGCAAGTAATAATGAGGGTGCTGGAACTACACAAGATCCAGAACCACATCTTATAATACCTGCAACTATGGATAACTTGACAGTCAGTGGTGATTTAACCTTCTTAATGAATGCTACTGTTATTACTCCTAACAGAGAACCAGGAGTTAAAGTTACTTGGGTAGATACTGGTAACTTAAAAGTATATCTAAACAAAGTTATTGATTCTACTGCTGCTGGTACATTTAAGTTTGTTATAGACAGACCTAAGATACTTCTTGGTCTTAAGTGTAGAGAAGAAATTAATAGTGTTAGAAATAGAGTACAGGTATATCCTACTCGTTTATCTATTGGTAACTCTGGAAGTTATGCAACTGTTAAACTTCTTAAGAGTCCAGTATTCCAGACACAAGATACTCCTACTGGTAGCTTTACTACAACTTATGGCATAGGAAATGCACTTAACATAGGATCTATTGGTAAACCAACTATATTTAATAGTACCAATGTTAATAACTCAACTTACTTAGAAGCTGGTCAGTCAACATATGGATACTTTAGAGGATTCTATGATGGAGATAGTTCTAACATTATAACTATATTTGGATTGCTACAACGATCTGCAAGTGGTAATTATCTGTTCAATGCATACGAGAAGACAAATATTAATTTATTAATATACGGTGATTTCTTGAGGGCAGGAGAGTTCTATGAACCTAACCCAACCTCTATAGATGGTAGTTCATTCGTACCTTCTGATACTCCTCTAACTGCACTCTCTGCTATATCAATTAGTACTGAGCAGAGGACACCTATACCTGGTACAGGTCAACAAATTACGACTCTGTTTACACCAGCTAATAGTGGCGAACAGTTCCCACTTCAACAATTCTTTGATTATAATAAAGATTATCTATCATTCCCATTGACAGATGATGTAGAAACATTATTCGTTGTTGCAAGTCAATCTAGCACGTACAATTCAAGTACTGCTGCTACAACTATAAGTGCTGCTATTACCTGGGAGGAACAGTAATTGTGCCAGATAACATTGATAACGAACAAACGTTTTCAGGTGAAAGTTTAAAAGGTAATTCACTTGATGTTAAAATCGGATATGATAAGAGGGCAGCTGCTAAGAGAGATCTAGCAGTTGTTCTTCAAGACGTTGAGGGTTCACAATTAACAGACGAAGCTGGTAATGATCTTATTACCGAAGTAGAAGGATTTGTTACTAGTGAATTAACATCTGAGAAAGCAGTTTCAGTTGTTGTACCAGATGAAGTTAGATTAGTATCTAATTTTTATACTATAGTATTTGGTAATACTTTTGAAGTCAAGAAATCAGATTCTAGTAGAACACCAGATTTTAAGAAAGATGCCTATGTAAAGGTCTTTAACCCAGATCCTACATGGAGAGCAATATTTAAAGGGTCAAGAATTCAAATAGCAACAGGTGATCCATTACTTGAAGATCTCGATGATGATCCATCAACTCCAGGTTTACCTGATGGACATAAATTTGAAACATTTATAGTTGAAAGTGTTCATGAAATACCAGCAACATCTGGTCTTAGTGTTATAAGAGATTCATTAGGTACAGTAATATATGATTACTCTTCAGATAATACTAGTGGTAATTTTGAGATTCAATTCAATCTAAGTACAGATCCAAGTACTGAAACTCCAACACGTGAAGTTACATATATTAGAAGATTAATAACAAAAGAAAGAACTGGTACATGGAAGATAGAAGAAGTATTTCCATCTACATCAGAAGTTAGTAGTACATTACTAGGTATTGACAGAGCTGAGACACAGCTATCATTATTTTCTAATGTATCTACATATGGTTTTAATAGTGATGAGTTTGTATTCTATACAGATAATCCTCCCACAGGACCTACTGAATGGTCTAATAGACCAACAGAAAATGGTGAGAGAAGATATGCAGCAACTATTTCTGAAGAGAAGAATGAAGGAGCATTAAAGATATCTACATACCCTGTTCCATATACTTTTCCATATCCACCATTAGTACAAAACTTTGATGCTCAAGGTAATGATACTCTCGGATTGTATAGCCCAACTGGTTGGCCAAAGTGGATTAACTTCTGCAAATTAGGTAAGTCATTATGGGAATACTTTAGATTTCTAAGAGATAGTGAAGTACCTTCAGATAGTCCTCAATCAAATTACTATAAGTATGGACAATTACTTACAAGATTTCTCCCAGCTGTAAATTTATGGGATGATAAAACATATTATAATGGATTATATTATAATGATGATCCAGATAGATATTATCTTCAAGTTGATATATGGACAAGAACTTATCAAAAGATTGTAGCTGGTAATGAATTAGTTAATCCAGTTAGTGGAGATTATATTAAGTTTGCAGATATTCAGAGTTTATTAGAAGGTGCTGCAATACCTGTAGATAATGATCCTACCAGTTCAGGCACAACACCAGTTAAGTATGATATCAATGGTTCATTTACATTGACTGGATTAGATTTAAGAGGTACTGGATTAGATTTAAGAGAAAATGCAGGTAGTATTGAAACAGGTACTCCAGGATCTCATCAGGTTCTTAATCCATATAAAGAGACATGGATTAATAAACCATTCCAAGAAGCATCACAATCTCAAAATCCCTCTTCAGACGACTTTGTACCTGGTTATAGTCCAGTTGGGGGTCAGTATGCTTTACTGCAGTCCAGACAGGCATTTAGGTACCAACCAGGGCGTATTAGTGGGTATACTTATGGTACTAGAGCATTCATGGATAAGACAGAAGGTTCTAACTATGGAGAATGGGGAATCTTTAATGATTTTGATGAGTATGTATTCAGAAGAGAAGGTGCCAATTTCTATATTATAAGAAGATCTAATATACCTTATGACACTAAGATGCTACAAGAATTAGGAGTAGCAGATGATCTAGGACAGGTAGATCCTAGTTTTGTTCAAACATATCAGAAAACTATTGCAGGTACAAATTATACTATGCAAGAGGTTAAACTCGGTAAGGAGAAATTTAATGGTGATAGTTTAAATGGTAACGGACCAAGTGGTTATCTATTAAACACTGACGAAATTACCATGTATAAGATTGAGTTTGGTTGGTATGGTGCTATTGGATTGAGAATGTATGCATATATCCCAGTTGAACATGGTAAAGCAAGATGGGTAGTAGTACATACGTTCGTTATTGAAAACAAATTGGATGTTCCTTCTATGGGTGATCCATTCTTTAGATTTAAATATGAAGTTAGAATAGGTTCTGGGCAAGCACCTGATCTAGTATCACCACAAGTTTTATATAAGTATGGTACTTCAATGTATATTGATGGTGGTGACGAAGGTACTGTTAATGTATACTCTGAGACATCAGATGTTAAACAATTAGGTTCTTCTGGTGATTATACTACTTTAATGGGAATATATCCTAAAACTAATATTACTAGTGGTGGAGGAGTTGATATACCTAACAAGAAGATTATTATTCCAAAACAAGTATCAGTCACTGCAGATGGATTCTGTGAACTTAACTTTACTAAATGTACAGCATGTAGAGGTAATGGATTTGTTTATATGCCAAATATTACAGCAAATCAAAATGGTCAAATACGTAGATTAAAGAAAATAGATCCTGATGGAACATTTGATACTCTAATATTAGAACCACTTACTTTTACAACACAAGCTCCTACTGCAGATACAGGTACAGTAATTACTGTAGATAGTGGTTTTATTAATTTAATTAGAACTGGTGATGTTGTTCTGGGTAGTTATAATGGTAATGTAAATGCTGATAATATTGTTGGTGGTAAAATATTATCAATAGTTGCAAATGGAAATAATTATGATCTTACAATGGATCAACCACAAGGAGATCAATCTGGTAATGGAATACCAAATGGTGCAACAGTAACAGTACAACCTGTCTTTATTGTAGATGAACTAACTAGAGCAGCTGCTAATTTAGATGTAGGAGATTATAAAGCAAAAGTAATATATGAGAAGATTTGGAATACTTATATTGGTAATAATTTAGGTGCAGCAAGTAATGCTATAACTGGTTCTTCAGTTGATATGTTAATGTATGTACAAGGTGATAGACATGAATTAAAATATGCTAGAAAATTAGATCCAACTAAAATCATTGCTAATCAAGATACTGAGCCATTCCCACCAGCAGAATTCTTTGGTACTAGTGGTACATTTGATGTTAGATTATCACAAAAGAGTATGATAGCTGCATCACCTAATGCAGTATCAGGACCTATATCATATTTTAAATTCTTAAATCCAGTTCCACAAGAAAGTGGTGGTCAGAAAGCTAATTGGAGAATGGGATTCACTCCACATAGACCACAATATAATGCTCTTACAGGTGAATTAACAGGATGGTTAAAAGCAGACACTAATTGGACTCAACCTCTTACAGAACTAAGAAATGGTTCAGTAGTTAATGTTACTGTTCTACCAGAATCTGAATATGTTTATCTTGATTATCATCAATATAACCAAGAAATTTCTTATAGAGGATTAGAACAAGGTGAAGGTTGGTTTGGAAGAATACATCCTTTCTATCAAGATTTTAGAATAGGTAATCCTAAAGGTAGTTACAGTGGATATTGTTCAGAGATAAAACTTGATAAGAATGATCCATCAACTGTTACATGTATTGAAAGAACAGCAACAGAATTAGGAACTATTAATCCTAATAATGGTGCTGAACCAAGATGGTCAAATTTAGATAATACAACTATTGCTCCTTATCTCGCTAAGTCAACTTATTTCTTACAATCTGAAGCACCAATATATACTGGAAATAAGAGTCCTGAAAATGGTCAGTTAGCTGTATTTGCAAACAATGTATTCATTAAATCAGTGTTTGTAGATAATGATGGTAATGCTGCTGATTATGAAACTGAGGTGTTTATAAGATTTGCAGGAGAACAACAAACATATACAAATACACCAACAGGTGGAAACCAAACTACTTATTATACAATACCAATTAAATTATTTAAAGTAAGTGATGGTACTGAAGTAACAACACCATTATCTGATGCTAAGTTTACTTCTACTGGTACTGGTAGTGTATCTGCTGGAATAGGAACACAATTCTCTGTTGGATATAACAGTGTAACGATGAGAGCATGGTTCCAACAGATAGCAGATGGTACAGGAAGATATGATACACCAAATAGTTATACTCCAGGTATTGGTGGTACTGGCGTATTTGAGTTTGATGCATTCCCACTATATGCATTCATGGAATTATATGATTCCTCTGTAGTATATTCTGGAGAAATACATGATATTAATTTACTAGGTGATGTATCTACTAAGAATCCACAATGGAAGATTAATCAAATTGATGGTGTTAATTCTGGTACATATAATGCTGGTACTAATAATCAAACAGGTGAATTAGATGTTAATGGTAATGGTAGTATATCTCAAACACCATCAGGTATAGATGAATTAGTACCTCCTGCATTTACACAGGTAAATAGATTATCATCTTCTCAAGTTGATAGACAGGCAGAATCATTACTAAGACCTGGAAATACAATGACGACTCTATATATTAATGATGAGACAAAAATGTTTGATCTGACTGACATCTTCGGATTTGATAGAAAAGTCATTACTCCTGATATTGTGAATACTGAAGCAGTATTTGTAACGGGAAGAGCATTAGATGGTACTAACATTGATGTAACCATTAATATAACCTACGTAGAACAGTTGTAACATGTCATCCATAGTAAATAAGGTATTATTTGGTCTTAAAGTATCTTTCAATTTCTCAGATATTGAGTCGAAAGCTACTGCCTTACAGAGCTTAGGATTAGATATAAGAGATCTTGAAGTTATTAGAGGTATATCATCTAGTATTAATAAAATAGATTTACAAAACGTATCTGGTCTTGATACTAACTTGACTAGGTATCTTAATAGATTAAGTGCAGATACAAGTAGATATAGAAATTTAGTTAATAATTTAGCAGGTTTCAACTATGCAACTAAAGGTAACTTAGAAGCATATGGTCCTGTGTCTGGAGGTGCAGTAAGATATAAGTATATTCCTAATGATGGTGGTGTTGGACAGAATGCAAGTAATCTTAAATATGGTGACATATCAACATCACGAGTAAGTTCATGGAGTAGTGCTACTAGTGATGAAACTAATTTAACTCAAGCAATATCATATGGTGGATCAGTACAGGTAAAAGGTGTTTTAAAGATAGGTCAGAACTCTGGATTTACACCAGATAATAGTGAGTGTTTACTTAACGTATTAGATACTCCCGAACCAATTAGATTTGCTACTGAAGTTGCTACAGATGTTATTGAACTAAATGTTAATCAAAGTGGAGTTGTTAGTAAGCAATATGTTTATGCTATGAGAGGTATTCCATTTATATTCACTACAGCATTTAAAACAATATCAATGACATTTGCATTCAGTCCATTTACTGTAGGTGGAGTACAACAAGTTCCAATATACACATTTAAAGCAACTGATGATTCTGAACCAGAAATAGTATCAGTACCATCTGGAAATAATAATGTGTCTAATTTATATTATGGTGCTCAATCATATAAAGAAAGAGATATTAGAGTATATTACCCACCAAATAATATTACAAGTATTACTGGAACTAATATTAATCTTAGACATCTACCTGCTGCTAAGTTTTTATATTTACAATCTATTAATATTAATTATAACTTGTTAGGTGAGATGCCTGACTGGAGAAATATTAACTATGAGTATTATCCTACTCAAGGTAACTTACCACCTGCAACTGGTATTTTCTCACAATCACTAAGTGATGGTAGTACAAATTATACTACTCCACGAAGTACATTAACTTATATTGATATTCATTATAATCCATTATATCTTTCTGAAGATGAAGAATTAATAAAGTTTGGTACTAATGTAATGGAAAGAATACCAAGATTACTTACTGCTCTTCATATACATGGTACTTATAGAGAAGATAGTGATTTCTTAGTAGCAAGTGAATCATTAGTATTATTTGCCAGAGTACAATCACTTAGTGGTAGTTGGGCTAATATATCTGATACTGAATATAATACTGTTAAAATTGATCCTGATGCAACTCAGACATATTGTTTTAGTATGGCTGGAGATAATATTAGTGTTAAGGGTAAATTCTATGATAAACAGACATGGGATAATTTCCATTACATTTATGTTGATAAACCAACTGTAAAGTATGGAGTTAATTTTAGTACAGATACACCTAGTGGTGGTACTGAAGTTACAGCTTCTAATGCACCTCCAAGTGGGTATGCATTTGGTAAGCAAGGATATTTACAAGCATTAGATATTAGAACTAGATGTCCTAAATTACAATCATTTTATATGGGTAGAGTTGGTAATGAACATCTATACCAAACTTCTAGCTCAGCATATCCTGATTATCTAAATTCATATCAGTATACTAGTGGAACAGAAATAGCACCTAGAGTTAATATAAAGAATATTGTTAATTATTATATAAGAAGTAATGGTTTTAGAGTATTGCCTGATGACTTTTCTAATCCTGATGTTTATCTACATGGTAATGATAGTGATTTAGAATACTTTGATGTATATGATAATGATTCATTAACTGCTGTAGGTAATAATCTTGATTTTACTAAGATGACTAAAATTAAGAGAATAGATATCGGTGATACATCTGTACCAATACCTCAAGGTTTAACAGGAAAGACACAACTATCTTCAGTAAACTGTGTCTATTCAAGATTTCCAGGCAGAAACCCAAATGTAACTATATTACCTAATGGTGGTGGTAATCCTAGTGGTGCTAATAATTATTTCTACAACACTCCTAATCCTGCAGATTTAAATGGATATGTTTTTAAAGATTGTGGAAATCTTTCATCATTTGCATTTTATGCTGCAAATATGGATGGGTTCTTCCCTAAGTTAATTGGAAATGGTTCTTTGAGTAGTATTGATTTACGTAATACCTCTATAGAAGGTGGTAGACCAGAATCAACTGAAAATGGTCAATATCATGGTAGAAGATGGATTATGTGGAATGATACATTTGAGGATGCTCAGAATATAACAACAATAAGAATACGTAGTAGTGTTCTTGGTAGAAATATTGGTACATTTGATACTGCAACTCAGACATGGAGTGGTGCAGCATTTCAAGGTGCTACATTTAATTTACCATTATTATCAGTATTAGAAATACTATGCCCAGAAGAAAGAATTAGAGGAGAGTTCTTTGATCCTTCACAAGCACCATCATTACAAGAAATAATTTCATATTCTACTGGTTGGGGTAAAGATATACCTGGAGGAACACAGTTCCCATCATTTGCAGGTAATTCAGTTATACGTTATGTTAGATTAGAAGATAATAATTTTAGTGGTAATGTACAATTATCTAATCATTCTAATCTACAAGAGTTTTATGCTTCACAGAATGATCTAACAGCAATTACTGTTTTCACATCATTACCAGCATTAGAATACTTATCAGTATCAAGTAATCCTAATTTAGGACCTGATTTACCTAACTTCAGTCAAGGTTCTCCTAATATCAAAAACATTGGATGTAATAACTGTAATTTTACAAATTATATTGATGGTTCATTCTCTACATGTACTAGGATTAGATCAGTAGATCTCTCTAATAATAATTTTAATACACTTATTATTGATACTATTCTTAGTGATTTAGTTGATAATTATAATGCTGCACCAAGAGGTGGAGTTATATTTAATATGATGGGCAATGCACCACCAAGTAAGATACCAGTATCAATACCAACACAAACAACATCTAAGATTCAAGAGGAAACTATTAGTGTAGATCAGAATCAATTTACTGAAGCAGGATATTTTAATACAGTCAATTATGATCCTGATGGTATACCCAACAGTGGTGATGAATATTCAGAACAAGTATGGGTTCCAACACCACAAGATCCTCAGTATATTTTCTACTTAGTTACTGCTAATATTAGAGATGGATTTGATCCACCATCACAAACAACAAATGAATATGAAACTAGAGTATTTTTAGATGGTGTTGATATAACTAGTAATGGAACAATATCTATTGATTATGCAGGTGATGTTATAACATTTACTGGTAATAGTGCTGGTGCTGTTGTAAATTATCCACCACATGGTTCTACTATTAAAGTAGAAGTATGGCAAACTGTTTATGGAACTAGAACAGAATATACTGGTGGTATTGTGTTAAAGAATTTCCTCACAGCAAGAGGATGGCTCGTTAGGACAGATTAAATGGCTAACCAAGGTTTTGTAAAAACACTCAATTTAGATGAAATAAATGATGGTGCTCAAACCATTCAAAACTTAGCAGGTGGTACTGTTGATGCTGACCTGAGAGTATTTGCTGGATTATCTGCCCAGAGATCACAATTATTTTGGAATAGATTTAAGAATACTACAGAGATTAATCAGTCAGTAGCATCATTAAAGAATGGTACACAATTTCAATGGGATACCAACTACACATATACTGATGATGATTATGTTTATATTGAACCTATTAATATTCTAAGAGGTTTCCATGCAGAATATGTTGGATTTGATAATGATGGATTAATATCTGATCCACTAGGTGGACTTGATATTAATTTTGATATTGGAGAGAGTTATACACCAGGAACTTATACTAATGTATCATTATCTGGTGGTACTGGTACTGGTGCTAAAGCAAACATTGTTGTTAAACAAGATGGTACAGTACAATCTGTACAAATATCAAATAATGGACTGAACTATTCACAGGGAGATAAATTAACATTATCTGACCAAACTGTTGGAGCTGGTGTTGGATTTGTAATTAGAATAACAGCATTACCATGGACTGCAACTGCAGTCGGTAATTTTGCATGGGATGTTAATGATATTGCTACCACTAATTTAAGAGTTACGTTTGATAACTGTAGTGTAAACTTAGATGGTACTTATGCTATTGATATGGTAGGTGGTCAGAATGTATGGGGACAACCTAATTCACAAACCACACTTCCATATGATATTAATAGACAGATAGCAGTACAAGAAAAGATAACAGATAATCTAGACATATATGATATTAATGGTAATGGTGGTTTTGATGCCAATGATGTAATATATTTAAGCAAGTATATTAATGGTGATACTGAAGCTGATTTTACTAGTTACTTAAATACTAATTCAGATTCTTCTGGTAGTAGACAGACAGGACCAGCGATATACAGATATATTGATGGATTAGCACCATCTGTATTAGATGTAGATGGTACTGGGGTTGCTGATATTAATGATATTAACTTATTATCATCTTATCAAACTGGTAATGGTATAATATATCAGAGAAGAACAGCACAACAATTATCTACTGGACTGGTAAATGCTGGTGCTATTAATCATGCTATCAGTGTTACATGTAAGATACCTAGAAGTCCAGGTAGTGTAGAACCAGACGTAGATACAGATACACCTGATCCTTATAATACTGCATATTTCTTTATCGAACGACTACAGACAGGAGAGTGGGTAAACATATATGATAACTTTGCTAAGTATGGATCAGCTCAGACATGTACTGTATCACAGGCAGATTATATTAACACTAGTATAGGTGTACTAAAGACATGGAATAATATACAGTATAGAATAGTAGATAAGTTTACTATTTCTAGTACTTATTATGTAAAGATAGTTGCTAGTGGATCAGGATTTCCTAATGGCGTTGCATTTGATGTTAATCCAACATTAACACCCAGTGTTGGTACGCCTGTATTCAATAAGAGTTCAGAGTATGGTATATTTGACTCTGATGGTAGTAGTAAGTTCTATCTTAGAACTAACCCTAGATCTACTGTAGAATCTGTTAAAGATATGGTTCTATTCTCCAGTAGTTACACATTACCAATTACTGAGAGTACACAATATACTAATCAACAAGTACCTACGTTAACATTATTACCTGACATAGTATTCAAGAGAGATGACTCATTAACTCTAACAAATATTCAGAACTTAGAGACACCAGAGATTATAGATGATGGAGAGACATCATATAGTGCTGGTCAAGGTGGATTTAGTTATGGTATAACTGATGGATATGCAGGAGAACTTTCTAATATCACAGATAATGTTGATGAGTCAATATATCTTAGAGGTACAAAGTTTAGAATTGATAGAAATTTATATTATGAGAAAGAAATTAAGTTCAATGGATTCATTACATCATATGATCCTGATGAATTAAATCTAACACAAACAGATTTACTTACTGATTTATCACCAGGCATATACATTAGTAGTTCTTTATCACAGATAACTAATCCACTAGCATCTGACTATGCTAACAAGACAAGATCATTTTCTAGTGACTTCAACCCATGGACTGCATTCCCTGCTGCTAGTAAATTATCAACACAGTCATTAAATGTAACTATCAATGATTTGGTATGGACAACAGAAATAGAATTTGATATTAATACATCTGTTGCCAATGGTACTAGATTTACATCCACTAGTGATTTAAATCAGACACTAGGACAGAACTTTGCTATAAGTGAATCAAATCCAACATCATTTAAACTTAAGATTACTATCAACGGAGAAGTTTTCTATCTTATGATGAAGAAAACTTAGGGAACAACAGGATTAGTATCAGATAATAATATATCATATTTTACACCATTAAACATAACTGTAAACTTCTTATTAACAGCAGCATTGTTAATAGTTGTTGAGTCAAATGGTGTTGATGTTGTAGTAATAGGGTGTATCTTATCATCAGGGTGATTACCATTTATACTTCTAACATTTACTAGACCATCAATACTCATGTCTGGTTCTAATACAGTAGTAGATAATCCTATTGGTGAACTATCAAATGGTGGAGATGTATCCAATGGTGGACAGCATAACTCTCTATTGTCAGTAGTATTAGCGAAGGTAAACACTGACAGTTTGTTAGTACCATTTTGTAGTATATTATCTACTAGTGATGATGTATTAGCATTAACATTAATCAATTTAACATGACCATCAAAAGCATTCTCTACTATTGAATTCATTGGTACTATTTCATATTGTTTTCTTCTGTAGTGCATGTACTTGAAGTTATCATTTAGTGATCCACCAAATGAACTACCTGCAGGAAGAGTTACCTTGACTGGTCCTTCTTGTGATTCTAGATACACTAACTGTTGTGTTCTACCACTACCATTTGATATACCAGTGTTACCACTACCACTAGGATTAAAACTACCATCACAATTACACCACACTGAATATACATCTTGGAAATTATTGAAATCATTAAACCACCATAGTTTACCACCTATTTTTCTAATATAATTACCTACCGTTAATCTGTATGTTGTACTAGGTGAGTCAGGAGCAAAACTATCAAGATTTTCAAAGTATGACTGTTGACCAGCAGATATATCAAATGATGAAGTAATTCTCCAGAATCCAGTATTTCCACTAGAGTTAGCACTATCTAAATTAGTTTGATTAGCAATATCACCTGCCTTACTATAATTAGCAGGACCTCCTTGTATTTGTAATGTATATGATTGTACATTCCATAATGATCCTGCAAATGCTCTAGGATTAAATCCTACATTACGACTCAATCCATTAGCATCACCAGCACCAGGCACTGACTCTGGTACTGCTATCTTATCTACATTGGATTGCCAACCGTCTCCTAATCTAACAATATAATAGTATTCATATTCATTACCAGCATCTGTACCATCCCATATCTTACCTTTTAATCTAACCATACCTCTAACCCAACCTATTGGTAAGGATGTACTAGTAGGAACAGATGTTACACCTTCTTCAGAAGCACTACCACGTGCACCTAAAGTAGAATCCCATTGTACCTTGACTACACTATTTTTAAATGTTGTGCTGTTATAATTATTTTCATCAACACTATAAACACCACCAACTTGATTACTCTCTAATAACCATTGTACCTGTGCACTATTATTATTAATAGTTTGTACAATACCTTGGTTATTACTAAAGTAATTATCTAATTGACCATCAGAACCACTATTAAATGTTGCTTTAATTGCAATGTATTCAGTATTTGTTGTCTCACCACTATAAGCATGTTGCCCACAACCAGTGTCTGTGCAGAATGTTTGTAGTGGTTTTGTTATGTCTATACCTCTATCATAGTACACAAGTACTAGTTTATCAGCAGCAAGACCTATTGATGTGTCTAGTATCATAGTACCAGTTTGAGCACCACTATTATAATCAACCTTAACAATACGTACATATGTACTACGTGCAGCATCCTCTGGTGTGACTATAACATGACCTATCTTAACTTCTGATCCATCACCTGTAAAGTTCCAACTGTTACCACTACCACCTGTTATCTTAAGTGCTGTGATAAATCCTTGATGATCTACAGCATATAAATTAGTACCTGTAGCAGCTGTTGTTGCTAGTTTACTTGTTATAACAAGAGTTGTAGAGAATAGTTTTTCAATAACTCTACCTCTATAACCAAATGCACCACTACCATTGATTGTTGCATCAACACTTGAAGCATCAAAGAGATAATTACCTTCTATGACTGCTGCTGTATCACTAACACTAACTGCCCTTGATCCCTCTGCTATAGTACCCGTGATTGATGTAGCAATTTCATTAAAATTAACGGGAGGATCATACTCAGATTTAATAGGTAATAGTGAGTACATTAAATTATATTGATCACCCTTGTCTACTAACTTAGATTTACCAAATGCTCTCTGATCAATACCATCTTCTCTACTTGTACCATATAATAATACAGAGTTATCTAAGAATCTCTTGAAGTCACCTATTTCATAGAATTCATAATCTTTAGCATACAAATATTTGTAACTAAGAGGACCATAATCAGCATTAGTTTCATTTCTATACCATAATACCCATGCCTTGTCTGTTGATGTGTCTGATATATCTTCATCTTTACTGAAGTATGTCCAGTCAATAGCATAATCAACTGCCCTCTCTAAGAACTGTTCAATAGTGAAATATCTATATCTTGGTACTGCATCACCATATCTTGCCACATAATATAATGTTTGTGTTGGTGTGTTTGGGAACAATGGATCTGTAAATGCACCAGTACCAGTATCAATAGTTTCGTCTATACCACCAGTGTTGAATACAGTTGTTATTCTTTCTGCTTCCTCTGTTGCAGGTACTGTTGATGGTGTGAATTTTAATTGACCACTGAGTGAGTCAACATAACCATACTGATCATTAGTACTGGTTGATGGTGATACTGCATTGTAATTAGCATCTAACTCTACACCTACTGACATATTACCATCATTACAACTAACTACCTTATATCTTCTAACACCATATCCTGGTACACTGACTGGGGGTTCTCCTTCTTCTACTGTATCACCAGATCTTCTTCTATAATCATAGATATAATCCTCTATGAATATTGATCTGTATATTTTCTCATCAGAGAATGTAATAGTATTAGCACTTAATGTAAATTCAGATGGATCTATTGAAAACTTATGCTTGGTTGAGTTAAAGTATGTTTTGTATGGTCTACGTTCCCATGGGAAATATCTAGCAATGCCTTTATATCCACTAGCAGTGTTATTAGGATCATTGACTGTAGGTATAGAATTATAATTAACATTATTTAAGTTAAAGTCAGTTGTTGCTTCAACAAAGAATATAGTTTGACCTGTTACTAATGTAGGATCTTGTGGTTGAGCATCTATATTTCTCTCAGTCAGACCATATATTTCATATTGTCTTGCTTGTAGAGGACCTTCCTCTATCTCTAGGTAAATAATATCTCCTGTTTGTAGTTGTACATTATCATCACATATTACCTTAATCCATCTTCTACTAGCATCAGACAAAATTGTTTGTAAGTTAGCCAAATATGTACCACCAGCAGAGAATGTGCCATTGTTTGCTTCCCATGTAAGATCTATCTTACCATATTTTAGTGGTGTGTATGATGGATAGAGAGGATGTTGGAACTTGAATACAGTCGAACCTGTAGTTCTTAAATAGAATCTAGCATAACCTGGTTCAACTGACTTGAACATACCTTGCCAGTTAGCACCACCAAATAATGATACGAATGATGCTTGTACCTTGTTACCATATACAAACTGACCTCGTTCCCAGAAGTTATCTCTTATACTCTTATCTTCAAGTGTTAATTCATCTATTGTAGGGAATAGATATGGTTCATACTCATCATATTCTGCTACCCATGAGAAACCATCAACAATACCACCACTTGCCAAATGTGTTAGAGGACCACTTGCTGTTGTTCTAGTAGCACCTTCAGATGTTCTGTATAAGTTATTACCTGACCTGACTATTTGCATAGCAGGTTCTACGTCAACACCATATACTACATCAAACTGTAATGCTACAGGATCTCTTATAATATTAGCAGAATCATAGTATGTTGCATCAGGACCATCACCACCAAAGAAGAATGGTTCACCTGTTGAGAAGTATGCTGTATCTAATCTATTTTTTATCTTAACTAGTGGTTTGAAAGGCAAAGGGTTACTAGTGTTGTCAATAACAGCAGGAGGTCCTGGTAATATAACTGTAAACTCTAGTGTAACACCATCCAGTGTGGCAAATGTGGATGATGTGATGTTTGTAATATAGATATTCTGTATTGGTGCAAGATCAGCAACAGTGAAGGACTCATTAGTTCCTAGCATTGTTGGTGTGCCTAAGATATTATTTAATGCTGACTGTGGTGAGGGTAGATCTGATAAGTTCTTATCCCTTCTTAATCCTTCTCTTTGAAATGCCTTTAATGCCATGCCACTGGGGTTGCCTTTTTCTTGTATTTATGCTATTGTATAATCAAATATTGTATTTATATGGACTTCACTCGTTATAGAGAGAATCTCACTAGTCAATTAGCTAAGATTAATAGTGATATAGTTGACACAGAGGAACAACTCACACAATTAAAAGAATTGAAAGCACGTGTACGTGGTGGATTAGAGGTGTTAGATCAATTAGAGAAAGATGCACCAGAGGAACCAACAGTAACACGTGGCACTGCTGCTACTATACAAGGACAGATTCAGAAAGATATTGAGGAGTTAGTAGGTGCTAGTAAGAATGGTAGACATGGTAAGGACATGGACACCCTATAAACTGTCACACACAGTATTGAATAGTATGTTATCTTACACTATAATAAGTACATAACAAACAAAGGATTATGACTACTTCAGCACAACAACAAGCACTTGACCTCATCGAAGAGAACGTTACAGCATGGACTAACTCATTAGTCACATGGTTACAAGAAGACGTTAGATACAATGAGATCAAATCTGCAAAGAGACATCTCCAAGAATCATTACCTGATACATGGGAGCATACTTACTACACTACTAAACTACAAGAGATTGAGAACGGTACAATGATACCTTATGCTCTCTTCTCTGTTGAGACAGGTCGTAAGTATCACAAGATCATCATGAAGACAGCATGTAATGCTGATCGTAAGAATGATCAGACAAGTGTACATGCATTTGTTGACAAGAAAACAGGAGAAGTTTACAAACCTGCATCATGGAAAGGACCTTCTAAGCATGTCAGATATGATTTAAGAAGAATCAGAGACAGACAAGCACTTGAGGTCAAATGTGATTGGGCAGGTGGTTACTTATACATGAGATGAGATCAAGAAATTTAGAGAACATTCCAGATGGGGTATGCAAATGCTCCATCTGTTTTACTACAAAACCGAATACCGAGTTTCCGTACTATGCAAATCAGTTCTATAACAAGGGTTTAGAGCACCCATGGACAGGCAAACGTAGAAGAGTTAACACTAATTGTTATTCATGTACCAAAGTTAAAGCAGCAGAGCGTAGTGCCATACGGAAGAAGTATAAACACCTTAAACCACCACTACATGGAACACCATGTGAATGTTGTGGTAAACCAGTTTATGCATCTAAAGAGCAAGTACCTGATGGTGTAAATGGAACATGGGTGTGGCAATTAGATCATTGCCATGAAACAGGAGAGTTTCGTGGTTGGTTATGCAAGCAATGTAACACAGGACTAGGTAACTTGGGAGATAATCTTGAGTCACTTAAACGTGCTGTTAATTACTTGAGCAAACCATTGACGGATATATAACTGTGTGGTAGAATAACACAAATGGATCTAACACCAATGCACGAATCATCACTAGATCTCTTCTGTGATAAGGCAGAAGAAGAAGCAAACAAGTTTGCAATGGATATCGAATCCAAAGCAGCAGAACTTGAGATCACAGTAGATTACTATCTTGAAGAGTTTCACGATATTAATCTCGAAATGATCTGGGAGGATTAGCGACGATTTTTTACTATGAACCTCTCTAAAGAAGAACTATTTGCTATCATGACAGGTCTCAACTGCATCTCGAAAAGAGACGAAGGGGAACTGGGAGGGAAAATGCTTACTCAATTATATAATAAGATTGAAGCAAGTTACAACCACCTCAAACATAACGATCACTACACGTGTGACATATGAACATGAAACTACGTAATTATCAACAGTTCTATTCTCCCAAGCGTGAGATGAAGTTGTTGAAGGAAGCACTCAAGAAGGATTATCTCTATGATAGCGAAGAACTCAGGAAACTGAAATCTCGCTTGACCGAGTTAAGACAAGAAAGAGCAGAACCTAACCAAACAGGACTAGGATTTGTTGATTAATGTACTCTCTAACACCTTCATATCCCCCTCTAACCATGGAACAACCTAACATTCCATATAAAGTCATCAAAGAAGCATTAATTGCTGATTCAAACTATTGGAGAACTATCTCCACACCATATGATGATGCTGAAGAAGATATAGTAGAGATTGACGATTACCCAGAAGGAGAAGAACAATGGTAGTAGATATAACGAGTGAACAAGCAAAACTCATATGTACCCTTATTCAAAAAGAATTGCTAGAATACAAGCATGTCCCAAACAAAGAAGGAGGATCATTCCACACCCTCCTCACCACCACCCTCTCCAAATTGGATAACACCAAAGAAAGTGTTAGACCTACAAGTAGGAGATCGGGTACTATATGAAGACAGATCTTTAGGAACTGTTACATTTAGAACTCAGGGATGTCGTACTCATTCTAGAACATTTCCTGATCAAATCACTATTACACTTGACAATCAACGTTATGGAATCTGTATCTACCAACAATCACTCTTCTCCATCAAATATCATAGAGGAACTTGATCTATCTGTTGAAGCATTTTGGCATGGTGCTTTCGATCCTAAATATCAAATAGATCTAATACAAACTGTCCTAGATATGGATTTACATCTAACGAGGTATCCATCATTGATAAGGATATGTGATTATTATGTCCAAGAAGGTTTATGCTATTATGTCCCATCCTAACGAAGTCCCATCATACTATTGTACTGTTGCTAATGGAAGAGCACAGTTAAGATCTAGTGCTAGAACAGGTATAATACAGACATTTGGTTCAGATATTGAAACTGCTATTGTACAAGGTCAAGCAATTATTGCAACCAGTAGCAGAGGTGTTACATACGAGTATCATATTAAGAACAATTATGCTATACTAAAGAGAACATTTTGGAGGTAAGAACCCAGTGACACTCAAGTATGCTGTATTATTCAAGAGGGGAGATAGAACTCCTAATCTAGATGAACTGTTTGAAGATAAAGATCAAGCGGAACGTAGGTGTGAGGAACTACAACATATGTTTGATTGGATGGAACAACAGTCAGGAAAGGCAACAGATCATAAGGATGTATGGGTTGAATCAAGGGACTTGACTTAAGTATTGTACGTTTGTACTAGTTTAATTAAATGTTAAATTAAATATATCTAAGTTTTCCACAAGGTGGGGATAATCTGTGGAAAAGTAGAGATTTGTTGTTGTCTTAGCACGCAAGCACCCATCTGTCAAGTAATTCAGAAAACCAACACAAATGGCGAAACTGGGAGTTTTCCACAAAAACAGACAAACCTGTGGAAAACTTTGAAAACCTGTGGAAAACGACAAACTTGTGAGAAACTGCGAGAAATGTAAAGAATCTCTAAATAGTGTATAAAGTTACAGTTTATGAAGATTATGTACTATATCTTAAAACTGGAAGGAAATCATCTAAAGTTATGGAATCCTGCAAAACGTTCATTTTTAGAAGAACGTGTAATGCCCTACCATTCTTATCAATTAGTGTATAGAATATGGAAAAGGTTAATAGGTGGGCAGTATAGTTCAAAGTGGGTAAAAATAGTAAAAGTTGAAACTTTTGATAAATTATGTCAAGATTTTCTATTTCAGCCAAAAGTATCATATGGAAGAGGTATTATAAGAGGTGAGAATCACAATGATAAAGGTGAGATTCGTGGTGCCAATTACAATGATAGAGGTCACACTGAGGTTGGTGACATCGGTTGGATGAAGTATACCGACAAGTTGTACAATAATACTACCATGGATATTGAGGTCCGACCCTCCAGGTAATGCCAGTTGTCAGGGTGTCCCCAATGCTTGACAATACCTGGAACATGTGCTATTATAATAATGGACAAATTAGTAATGAATTTGATTATGCAAATCACATTTGAAAAGTCATCTGCAGTAGTGTCACCTATTGTTGTTAATGATGACAATACTATGGACATCACATACACCACTAACAGAGACAAGGCATATCGCTTTGACATTACTGAAGGTGAATTAGTTGCTAACCTATCAGGGGCAGCATCTAATGGTGAGTCAGTTGGTAAGTTTATTGCTCTTGCTCGTAAGAGAGGTGCATTAACACAACAGACAGCATAGTATAAATTGGCAGAGTCCCTCTTGGATAGTAGGGAGTGCCAATTATATTACTGTCACAGAGGGTATTTACTACCCTCTTTTTTTGTGCAATAATATAAGAGTACAAGACAAATTCTTCTATGACTATTGAAAACGTTATCGAAATACGTCATTTAGATATGACTAGGGACGAGGAAGAAGTCCTTGTTCAAATGGTCATGTTCTTTAATGACATGGGGTGGATCGACGAATCTACACAATCTGCTTACGATTCTCTATTTGAGAAGATCACAGATCCAGAACCATCTGATTATTCATTTTACGACAAGGAGCATTATGCCTAAAACTAAACAACCAAAAGTTTCTGTCCTATTGGATAAACTTGCTGACCTAGGTTGGGAATACACTTGTGGGACTATGACCCGTAGTGGTATGCAGACCTATGATGAGATTATGCAGTACATGGGAGTTCTTGACGAAGGAGAGCATTGGAACGAAGATTGCTACCAAGATAAGAACTGTGACCACTAGCATGAAATTCTTAGTAACAGACATCGAATTTGATTTTGACGATGACTATCCCGAAGACATCACGGGAAACACTGAGCATATCTGCAACAATGACCTAGACACCTATTTTATTGCTTCTAACTGGGACAGACAAGAAATAATAGATGGACACCTAGGTGTTTGGGAAGCAGACGACGAAGACGACCTGATAGAGGAAGTCACAGCATCATCTGGATGGTGTATCAAAAAGATTGATTACGAGATCCAGTTGAAATAGTGTCACAAGGGGTATTGAATTACCCCTTTTTTGTATTATAATATATGGTATAGGGGGCAAGGGTAAGCGACCCCAGAGGAAGATGCTTTTTAAATCGAACCTCCCCTATTACACATTTACTAGGAGATTACCTTGGGAACAAGATCACGAATTGGTTTAGAATTACCAAACGGGAACATCTATTCTGTTTATCACCATTGGGATGGTTATCCTGAGTGGTTAGGTAGGATCCTAAAGCAGCACTACAACACAGATGCTGCAGTCAAGAAACTCATTGACGGGGGTGACATGTCCTCTTGTTATTCTGACACAGGTTGGGATTACGATGAAAAGAGAGATCCACAACCATGTTACTATTCAGAAAGAGGTGAGGACTGCCCTCCTCGAACTGATGCAACTATTCAAGAGTATTTCGCCAATGCTAACTCATGGGAGGAATACTGTTACATTTACACTACATTTGGTGAGTGGTTATGCTTTGAAATAGACAAAAAGTACAACGAGGACTATTCTGAAGTAATTGAAACAATTACCAGACCTCGTGAAATTCCTACAGAAGATGTGGCAGTTGTATAACTGTCACAAAGGGGGTGGAATTCCCCCTTTTCTTCATTTATAATAAAAACTGTAGAAACTATTAAAAAATGACAGAACCATTAAATCGGGAAGAATTGTTAGAACTTAAGGAGTTTCTAACAGAAAGAATGGTGGATAACATGTCCACAAAAGATTTAGAAGAGTATGTTTCTAATGACTTGTTTACTTACTTTGATAAGATGGGTGAGCATGAGTTCTTAGAAGAAGCACACAACTACTGGGACGATATGTTCGATGAAGTAGTTGAAGAAGTCAGGGACTACATGAAGTGTGACTTCAAACGTCCACCAGGAAATACAGTGAGGCACCCATGATTTATCATGTTAAATGTTACGAAGTTGTAAACTTTACGGTTGCTATCGAAGCAGAATCATCAGCGGAAGCAGAAGATTTAGCACTTGCCGATATCAACTCTCATGAGGTGATCTCTGAATCTGTTACTGATTGGAGTATAGAGGAGATCATTCCCGAAAATGAGGAATGGTATGCCAGTTAGATTACTGGCACAAATGCTATTGATTAGTATCCTAATTAGTAGTAATATACAAATGTAAACAACAAGGGAATTTATGCCTAATCATTGTTACAATAGAGTTGACATAGGTTGCAACTCTGACTCAGAAAGTGCTAAACAGCAATTTTCTAAATTATTGGAAATCTTTGAGTCCAGTGACCCATTTAATAGGATTATTCCCGAACCGAACTGGTCTCTATTACAAGACCCAAAACGAGGTGAATTTTCAAAAGTTAAAGAAATGACTGCCCCTAATGGTGAGGTCATTTGTTCAACTACTCAATGGAGTGATGGGACACAGGACGATAGATGGTATTCCTGGCGACTTGCCAACTGGGACACTAAGTGGGAAGCATACGACAAAGAAATTGCTCACGCTGACGAAGACAGTTTTCAAGTCACTTTCAACACTGCATGGAGTCCACCTGAGGGAATCTATGCTAGAATAAGGGAAAATTATCCTGATGTATATGTCACCTGGTTTTTTGATGAACCAGGAATGGAAATTGCAGGTTATTTCTAATGGACGATTATACCCCTAATGAATTAGCATACCTAGATCTCATCAACGACATAAGCAAAACATTTTGCTTCGTTGGTGAGGAGTGGGAACCTGCAATATGTGATGGTGACATGAAATCGCTAGACAAAGCAGTTAAGAATTTCAAACTGAGAGTTTGGGATAATCAACAAAAGGACAATGCACAGAAATTTGTTGAGGAGTTGTAATGGCATTTTGTGACGTATGTGGCAACTATGATGATGAACATACTGATGGTATGCCCGAACTTCAAACTGGACAGGATTATCAACCAGAATTATATTATTATTATGATGGTGATTTTTGTGTAGAGGATTATGACTGGCGAGGACATTTTCCACACGTTGACTGTATGTGTGAAATTTGTTTTGACATAGCAAACGAAGAGAACAAATTGGTTTGGGTGTGACAGTTGGCAAAGTGTCCACTAGGCATTGACTTAGTGGGCATTTATGCCTTATTATATTATCAACAGCAACAAACAAGTGACATTAACTAAAAACATTCTCTCAACATACTATAAAGCAAATCAACAAGATTTGATAGATGGTGAAGTATGGTATAGCAAGGGGCATGAAATATGTTCAATGATTGCTAACCAATACGGTCTAAATGTTGACACAGTTGCAGGCGTTGTAAGTGCTTTATCACCTAACAACAAATGGGATAGAAACATTATAGACGCTGAGAATTTAATTAGAGCATTTCTTTTTGAAATTGAATACCCTAAAGTATGTACATTTGGGGGACAAAGAGATAAAGCAATTATGATGCTTGAGAATAACTACGATAATCCTAAAAACATTGCAAGGTTACTCAATGGAAACAAAACAATAGCATTTTATAAGGGACTTGCAACTAACGGTAAGTGTGATGAAATTACAGTTGATGGTCACGCTTACAATATTTGGAATGGATACTACACCCCACTTAATAAGGTGCCTAATATCTCAAACAAATTATATGCTGAAGTATCAGCAGCATATAAAGAGAGTGCTAACGTTATTAATTTACATCAAGAGAAACAGTATTCACCTAATCAGGTGCAGGCGATAACGTGGGTATGCCACAGGAGGATTAATGAAGTCGCTTAGTACAATTGTACTATTCTTCCTATGCTATTGGTTCTTGACTGAATGCATGAATTATGTTATAGGATTTTGTATTGCTATACGTCAGCGGATCCATAAAAGGATCATACGTAAGCAAAAGAGATGGGCAAACCGAATTGTTAAGAATTATTAACATAGTCACACTATGGTATAGTTCATGCTATATTAATAATAACGAAACAAATTCATTATGTTCGACTCTCAACTAAAACCTATCTACAACGGCAGAGTTTTAGTTAATCAATCAGCAATGAACGACCCAGTTGTTCAAGCAGCACTTGCAGCAATGGCAGCAAGAAATTTCAAACCCCTACCAACTCCAAATCCTGGAACTTGGAACATCTCAGACAAACACTAATGAAAACTATCGTTTTAATCTTTGCCATCTTGTTTGTAACTACAAACAATTTCACTAGAGTCCAAATCTCAAACGCTTTGGATTTTACTTCTAACATAGTCCACCCTTATAGGTCATACTAATGAGATATGCCCTAATCCTAGTTACTATTGTATGTGCCTACGTCATAGGAGACACAGCAATTAAGAATATGAAAGAAGTAACTAATCAGCGAAATGCACAAATATGTCAAATAGATCCGACCTTGTGCCAGTCAGATTAGTGTCACACAACCCCTTGTATAGGGGTCTTTTTTTTGCAATAATACTATTAGATACGAAATTAAATTATGTCAGTTCTACATCACGCTGAAATCCTTGAAAACATCTTTGAAGAGGTACAAGAGGCATTCCCTTACCTAGACGAAGATAAGCAAATCGAAATTGCTAACCAAAGATTTCAAGATATGTGCCAGTAAACAAACTGACACACGGGGGGTTGAAATACTCCCCAAAATCAATTAAATTTAAATCAGTTAACAAAGAGGTCTCATGACTCCAACAACTAAAACTCAACTTCCTAACGAAGCGGAATTATTAGAAATCGAGCAGGATCTCGATACCGAAGATTTTCTATTAGAAGATCTTTATGAACTCTCAGGCACTGAGGACAGCGAGTGGTTAGAATCCGCTGGAATGGGAACCGACGAAGATTATAACTTCGCTTTCGGTATATGTGACGATTTTTAAAGTGTCCACTAGGGGGTGACTTCTTTCCCCCTACCCCTTATAATAAAGAAGTAATCAATCAATTTTGAATTTTTAATCATGACTCAGAAAGACATCTTTCAAACTGCGAGAAACGTATTAGTTGGAAACTGCCCAGAGGGACAACCTCGTAAGGCATCTCGCACAGTGCTACAAACAGCAGCACGTCAGACAGGCAGAAATGCCGAAGCGGTTTACAAAGCATCTACAATGCGACTTGCATTATGGGCAACTAAGGGAACATCAGCAATTTAATGTTTTCTTAACAAAGGGGGGGTTACTATAGACCCCCCTTTTGCTATAATTCATATATACCAAACTCGCATTAAAAACCGCCATGCCTTACGCACAATCAAGTTTTAATCTATCAGACACACCTACTGAATTCAATGGGTGGGCAGATTGGACAACTTGGAATGTTGCTCTCTGGATAAACAACGACAGTTGTTTTAATAGCATTGCTAAAGAATGCGAAACATATAATGAATTTCTATATGAAATGCAATATATGATAGGGTCATTCTTTACACCTGATGGAGCAGATTGGGGGGAAGCAAATCTAACAGAATGCGACAACCTAATTAAAGAAATAAGAGAGGGTTAACCTCTCTTTTTTTATTATTAACTATTGTTACATACCTCGCACTGCGTTACCATATGGTATATAATAATAGTATAAACAAATTTGAATTTTAAATTATGAACTCATATGCAATCGAAGTTAATAACAGAATCCTAGAGTGGAGAGATTCTCTCGACGAGTGTTGGGATATATGCTACGACCTCGCCCAAGAATTTGGTCACGCTGAAGTGGTCGCCTATTCTCTAAACGGTACACGTGTACTATACGGAGAATACACCGACAGGGACTAGCACCCAATTCGCACTAATCCCGATTTCGCCCGATTTCGGGGGTTTGGCCGTGCGATTAAAATGCAAAGGTACCATCTAACCTACAAAAGTATCCCAACGAGTGAGAAAAATTTCCCAGAGAAAAATTCCCAGAAATGGAAAATTCTATATAAAGAAAAATTCACAGGATAAATTTCATGCATGAAGATGAACTTGAAGAAAAGAAACCTATAGAGTATAATAGGTTCATTGATAAGTTTATATTAGAAGCACCCAATGGCGAAACGTATTACTTTAGAGATTACGAAGGAGCAGAAGATTTCTTTTTATTAAACTTCGATGTTAGTGAGAATGAAGATTTAGCATTAATGTAATGAACGACGTTACAGGACATTTTGAAATATTAGTGGATGGTGACTTAAAGACCTATAATCGTATAGGTGACATACCCCTAATAATAGATAATGTTATAAAGTTTCAACCAGATATACCTGATGGTCCTCATACAGAAGACCAACATGCTGAGTATGCTAAGTATTCTTGGTATCTTCAGCAGATAATGGGTAGAGAAACACAATGACTGTCAGTATAACATGTTCACCACAAGGTGATAGTACTACTCAGTTCGCTGAGAAGGAAAGACCAGATTATACTTTAAATCATTCTGTTTCTGCTAGTACCAGTGATGAAGATGATGAAGTTACAAGTGTTACCTGTACTGCAGTAACATATTCTTATTATAATGCATCTGATTCAGTAGTAGGTGGAGCAACTGACTTAACAAGTACGTTGACAATTACACCTGGTACTACTAGCGTTAATATCTCAGGAACTTTTGATGATCCGTTTTCCGATAGTTTTACTTACGTAGAGAAGGGTGGTACTAATTTAGTAGACACTCCCACTACAATTATTGGTGTATCTAATATGCCAGCAAACAAGGAATACTATCTTCTCGACCAAGACACTCGTAATTACGTTATTGTAACGTTTACGATACAAGTGGTAGTTACTACTACTATTGGAGGAGCAACCAGTACAGTTACTAAAACTGCTACCTTGCAAGTTAATAATGAATGGGAAGGAATACGATCATTTGTAGATACCTATTATGATTAATGACCTTTTACGCCAAACCCCAATTTTTACCGTTCGACCCATGGTTTTTAGATATGCCCAAAGACATTAAACATTTAGTAGAAGAACCCCAAGATGTACCAGTTACTTTACATGAGACCATGTATAGAACAGCAAGGTTACATCAAGACATTAAAAAAGCGATAGATAATATAGATAGTGGAGGATCTGAAGAATGCCAGCAGTTACGAGAGTAGGAGACAGTGAAGTATCTCATTGCTCAGGTATGGTACGAGCCAGTGGTTCTGGTAATGTATTTGCTAATGGCATCTCAGTGAGTAGACAAGGAGATAAAAACACAACCCATAAGTTCCCTGTAGGAGATAAATGTCCTGCACATTCTACTGCTATAAGTAGTGGAAGTTCTACGGTCTTTGTAAATGGCAAAGGATGTGGTAGAATAGGGGACCCAACTTGTACATCTGTGTCAGGAGGGAGTAGTTCCGTATTTGCAGGAGGTTAAAATGTCAGGAGATTACGAAACACACAACGATAACCAACCAAACATTACCTACACACCAGTAGCAACGTATCACATTTATTTAAATGAAAGGTGCCTATTTAAGAATTTGAATCAAGATGAATTTGATCTTATATGGGATAAGATATATCGTTCTTACTTTAGAGATGAACTTACGTATGCTGAGTGTATAGAAGATACATGTTTAGTAGGTTTAACGGAGGAACATAGTTATTAATTATGAAACCCCAAGTTATTGATGGTTTTCTTGATCAACATTCATTAGAGGCAATAAAAGAAACTTTACGTTATCCAGAATTCTGGACGTATTGCCCAAATAAGGTAATTAAGGGGAATGAGGACTTTCGAGACCACATGTTTATCCATGACTACTATACTTTAGGTAGAAAACAGTCGAAATACTTCGATTTAGTAGTTCCTGTGTTTAAAAAACTTCTCCCTCTGGGAATTTATCGTGTAAAAGCTAATTTAGAGACCTTTGCGGGTGAAAAACCCTTCAAAAGTGAGTTTCATTGGGATTTTGTGAGTGATTATGGAAAAAATCCCGCAAAAAACCTCGAAACAGCGATATTTTATGTAAATTCATGTAATGGATACACCGAATTTGAGGATGGAACCATTGTTCATAGCGTAGAAAACCGATTAGTACGCTTTTCTGGTGATATTAAGCACAGGGGAGTTGCTCATACTGACTCTAGATGTCGTCATGTGATCAATTTTGGATATATTATGCCTGAGCTTGACAAATCTAGGAGCATTTGATATACTATATTCGTGCCTGATCAGCACATTGGGAGTGACTGAATAAACTTACTGGCATTTTGCTGGTTAAGGTGATGAGACACAGGTGGTGCTGCACCGAAAGGTGAATCGACTTACCAGTCGGGTCTCAGGCAGAGTGAAAATTACTACTGTAGTAATGCCTCGCTCTTGTTGGTATACAGGAATCCAACCTCCCTCCTACAACCACAACGAAAATATCTTCTTTTAATCGACATATGGCAGTACGTACAAAAATGGGTGGATTTGGAACTACTATAGCAGTAGAAAAGAATCCAAAAAAGACCAGTCAAGGCACAAGTAAAAACACAAAATATAGTGCAACTTCAAGAAACAAAGCAAAGAAAAAGTATCGAGGACAAGGAAGATGAAACAGGGGGTCGAAAGACCCTCTTTTTTTATGCTTATAGATAGTATTATCGTATAATAATGAAAAAATGACAATTAGAGTCGATAAAAGTGAAGAATTTGTCAAATCTGGCAGAAAATTGATTAGTGAATACCCTTCTAGACCCTCTTCAGAGAAAAAAGAAGACAAATCTGAAAAAGCTTGATATATAAAAGGTAAAGTCCTGATAAAATGGCAACCGTATCGAAGAAATTTGTCGATTTAAACCCTAATTTTGATAAAAATCCTCTTACTAAGGATTTACCACTGCTAAAAAACGCTGAAGCGATCAAATTTGCAGTAAAAAACATCGTAATGACAGTTAGAGGTGATAGAGCATTTCGTCCATTTTTCGGAAGTACTGTTTCTAATTCATTATTTGAACCTTTTAACTTTGCAACATCAGACGATATTCAGATTTCTATAGAAGATGCCTTAAAAGCATATGAACCAAGGGTTAAAGTGATTACAGTTGATGTCGAAGATGATATTGATAGTGGTTCATTATCAATAACAATCTACTATAAGATAATCGGCATACCTTTGGATAGACAAAAACTTAACCTAGTACTAGAAAGAGTATAATGGCATTCAATCAAGTAACCAATCTCGACTTTGAAGATGTAAAAAGAAGCTTGAAGAACTTCATGCGTTCTTCTGATACATTTAGTGATTATAACTTCGAGGGATCGGTATTATCACAGTTATTGGATGTATTATCCTATAACACCTATTACAGTGCCTTAAACGCCAACCTGGTGGCGAATGAGGTCTTTTTTGATAGTGCATCCATAAGAGAGAATGTAGTATCACTTGCTAAGTTAGTTGGATATACCCCAAGGTCTGCAAAAGCAGCAAAAGCAACCATTACAATGGATTTCTTGGTTACTCCTTCTCAGCAATCATTAACCATTAAGAAAGGTACTGCATTTATAGGTCAAAATGGAGAAGGAACCTTTGTATTCAGTGTTTTAGCAGATACTACAAGAGAAGCATACGTTGATGGTAATGGAATTCGTCGTGTCACCTTTACAGACATTGACATTTATCAGGGAAACCTCTTAAATCTCTCCTATACAGTAGATACAACTACAAAACAGTCATTTATCATCCCTAGTGCCAATGCAGACGTTGATCTGTTAAAGGTTATTGTTGACCAATGGGATAATGCAGTACCTTTATCATATAAACCTGTAAAAGATATTACTGAGATATCTGCAACTGATAGAATCTACTTTGTACAAGAGAATAAGAGTGAACAGTTTGAGATTATATTTGGAGATGGTGTATTTGGTCGTAAGGTATATAACGGAGATGTTATTGCCATAGAGTACTTGGATACTAATATGGATGAAGGAAATGAGTGTTCGAGCTTTGAGTTTGTAGGAACTATTATAAGTGGCTCTACTATAATTACAGAACTTACACCAACTATCACAGTTACGACTAATTCTGTAGGTGGTTCAAAGCCAGAAGACGTAACTTCTATCAAGTATTTGGCTCCAAGATACTATTCTTCCCAAAGAAGAGCTGTTACAGTACGGGATTATGAGACCTTAGTTGCAGAATTATATCCAAACTTACAATCTCTATCTGTTTATGGAGGAGAAGAAGCAAATCCACCGCAATATGGAAAAGTATATATTGTAGCAAAACCTAACGGTGCAGAATCACTTACAACCACTGCTAAAAAGGAATTACAAAAGGCAATTAGAAAATACACCATATTAAGTGTTATACCTGAGATATCAGACCCTTCTTTCTTATATCTGGAGATAAGTTCCTTTGTATACTTCGATAATAACAGAACAAGGAGAAAACCAGCTGATATTGAGAATGTTGTACGTTCAACTATCCAAAACTTCGGTAATACTGCAGATTTAGAGAGATTTAACGGTAAATTTAAGTATTCTAAGCTGGTTGGTTTAATTGATGCTGCAGATGTTGGTATAACATCTAATATTACACGTATTAGGATGAAAAAGAACATTGAAGCACTGACTAATGTGTTTGCATCTTATAAAGTGTGTTATGGTAACGTAATTTCACAAAATACTGACCTTATATCCACTGGATTTAAACTAACAGGTGAAAATCAAGAGTATATTTGGTATTTGGAGAAATTTGGCACTAGTGATATTGCCATTTATCGTATAGATGGAAGTGAGAAGAAATATTATAGTCAAAACATCGGAACTATTGATTATTCGATGGGTGAAATAAATATTAATGGTATTAATATAAGCTCTACTGTAGGAAGTACTCCATACATCTCTGTATCATTAGTTCCTGCCTCGAATGATATTATTGCCTTGAGAGATCTCTATTTAACTATAGCAGATTCAGATATTACAGTTACAACAGTTCTAGACGAAATTTCATCTTCATCTAGAACATCAGGAGTAGGTCAAACACCAGTTTCTAGCTAATGTTCAATTCTTTACAAGTATCGAATGCCATTGAACAGCAGGTTCCAGATTATCTGTCCAATGAGTATCCAAATTTCATTAATTTCTTTAAGGACTATTATAGGTTCTTAGAAACTAATGGAAATGCACTTGATTTACTAAATGGACTTACAGAACTTGTTGATATTGATACTTACACTGAAGCAGACCGTACAGCATCGTTAGACGGTGCTATAACCGCCTCAGACACGTCTATTACAGTTCTAGGGCATGTTGACTTCCCTAGGAATAACGGACTCCTTAAAATCGACGATGAGGTCATATTTTATAAGCAATTATCAACGATAACAGAGAATAGTGTTAAGAAAACTGTTTTCAATGATTGTATTAGAGGATGGACATATAATACCTTAAATATTGAAGACGGATTCAAGGCAAATAACGTAACAGTCGCTGCAGAGCACTCAAATGCTTCAGTTGTCAATAATCAGTCCTATAATTACATTTTATACTTCCTAGAACAGATTAGGGAGCAATATTTGATAGATTTCCCTCAAAATGTCTTAATTGACAATTTGGATCTTGTAAATGTTGATTTTCTACTAAAAAGAGCAAAAGATTTCTATCTTAGTAAAGGAACACCCCAAGGAATTGATTATTACTTCAAATTCCTCTTTCAAGAGAAGCCAGAGGTCAAGAATTACAATGAAGCACTAATAGATGCTTCAAATGCAACTTATCAGAGTAAACAGATAGTTAGAATCGCTTCTTTAGACGATTTCAATACTAGAGGACTTGATGGTGATTCATTAATACAATTAGGGAATGAATTTCCAGTTCAAACAGTAGAAAACGTCTTTTCTTTCTCAAGTCAGGTATATGAAGTAGAATTGTCTAATGGAGGACTTTTACAACCAACAAAATTCACAAAAATCAGTTCTTCTATTTCTGGGGAGAAATTATTCGTAGATTCCACTCATGAGTTTCCATCAACGGGATATTTGCGTATTGGGGGAGCTATAGTCGAATATACTGGAAAAACACTTAATTATTTTAAAGTAAAGAACTTTGGAACTACAAGATACAAAGTTGGCGATACAATTTACGATTATTCAACTTTAGCAACTGTAAAGAGTAGACCAGACCAATCTTTCGTAATATACGCTGGTGTTTCTGATTTTACTATAGATTCTTCATATACTTCTTATCAAGTCGGTGATCTTGGTATTGTAACTGATAATCTTGATATAACTGATAGTATTGTCACTAGTTGGTATTTTAATGACTTATTACCATGTACAATAAATAATGGATTCTTATGTGGTATTAATAGTGTCTGGTATGATACTGAGTCAACTTATGTCTATACATCCAGTATACCTTACTATGATCTCTTCTCAATACCCAGTAATGTAATTTTAGAGGATGGAGATTATATTAGACGTTTCCCAAGAACATTCCAACGTAATACTGAAGGAAATAAAGAGGATATTCCAACTAATGATCCTATGGGATATTTGAGAGATGGAACTGCACTTTTAAGTTGGAAAAGTACTACAACCATTACTAGAGGTAAATTAGAGAGTGTTAGTATAGAATCTGGTGGAACACACTATAATGTCAATAATCCACCTACAATCCTTATTGATGTACCTAGAGAAGATGGAAAAGACCTTACAATACCTGCTTTGATTAATCCAGTTAGTGGTCATGAAGGAACAAGGGCAGAAGCATCATTAGTTGTAAATGGATCATTAAAGGAAGTTTATATTGAGAATGCTGGTTTAGGATACCCTAAGAACGTTTCTATTGATATTATTAAGGATGTAAACGATACTGAGTATACAGAAAATGGTGATTTTTCACCAGCTATAGTTCAGCCAATTGTAGTTGGTGGAAGAATAACAAAAATAAGAATTCTAGATGCTGGAAAGGGTTATACTATGCAACCAACAATAAGAGTAACACCTATTTTGGGTGCTCAAGCTGGTGTAAGAGAAAATGCTGTATTAACTCCTTTTGTTACTGGTTCTATTAGTAAGGTTAATGTAACTAACCCAGGTGCCAGATATATGCAGGATCCTACGTATCAACTTATAAAGGGTACTAGTGCTACTGGATTTGTAACAGTATCTAATGGTAAGATTATACAAGCAACAGTTATTAATGGTGGAAACAATTATAATAGTCCTCCAATAGTAACAATTAATGATAATGCTAATACTGGAAGTGGTGCTGTTATCGTACCAACTATGTCTGCTGGGTCAGTTGTTGAATTAAAGGTAATTAATAGTGGAATTAACTATTCAGATAATGGAGTTACATTAGACATCCTAGAACCAGGTTCTGGAGATATATTATTACCAAATGTCACTAAATGGGATCTTATTAATAACTTTGATACTGATAATATTACAAGTTACTATAATGATGCATCAGGTCTGTTTTTAGCAGGTGAAAGACAAATAGAGGTAGATGGACAAACAAAAATTGGTAAGAAACTAACAGTATTAGGTCCACCAAGAAATTTAACTATTAAAGATGATGATGTTGTATCTACAGTCGATTTTACAGATGCAACAGTCCATTCTCCAATTATTGGTTGGGCATTAGATGGTGCTCCAATATATGGTCCTTATGGATATAGAAATGCTTATGAAGCAAATCCAAATCAAATTAAGAAGATGGAGAGTGGATATGTTAAATTCACCTCAGTTCAACATGAAACTAATCTAGATCCTATTAGAGTAGAAGCTACTAATATACAAGGTCTTGAAAACTATATTTTAGGATCTTTTGCTCAAGATTATATTTGGACTCCACTTAATGCTGATTTAGATGAACAAAATGGTAGATTCTGTGTAACACCAGAGTTTCCAAATGGGGTCTATGCTTATTTCATGACTTATGACTTAGGTTCAAATAATATCATTCAATCTGGATATCCATTCTTTATTGGACCTAAGTTTGCAGGAAAGACATATAAAGAGTTTAATGAGACAGACGTTGTTAATACTGACAATATTAGTAATGTTACAAGATATGTTAGACAAGAATCTACAGCAGTATCAAAACCTATTGATAAAGGTAGTTTTAAGGTAGCATCAGTGCCAACATCATCATTAGCTACTTTGGATTCTATTAAAATAATAAGTTCTGGTGATGAATATAAGATAGGTGATACAGTAGTATTTGATAGTAGTGATACTGAAGGATTTGGTGCAGGTGGTTATATTAGTGTATTAAAAGGTAAACCAGTAAGTAGTGTTAGTTTTGCTGAATATCACTATCTTGAGTATGCAAATGAATTACAGCATTTTACAGTTGGACAAACAATAAAGAATTATGGTACTTTTCAAGGAACTATACACAGTATAGACCCCAATAATAGAAGAGTATATTTAGATGCTGTTACAAGTCATCCAGCAGTTGGAGACGAGATATATGACGATACGTTGGTAGTAGATAATACCGTATCTAGTGAATTATCAGGTCCTGATAAAAGTAACATTTCTGTTACTGCTAATATCATTACAGCATTATTGACAGAAGATATTAGTAGTGTTGATACCTATTTTTCTATAGGGAGTTTTACTAATGGAACTATTTCAGATTTCTATTCTACAACTGAATTAAAGTATATTAAGATTGATGATGAGTACATGAAGGTTGTTAAATTAGGTACTGGGCATTTATTTGTTTTAAGAGGTCAATCAGGTACTAATGCTGCATCACATACTGCTAGTACTTCAATAACTTTATGTTTTGGTATTGAAGTGTTTGATAGTTCTCCATTTGTTAGGGGAGATATAATACAAATTAATAATGAATATGCTAATATTGTTGATATTCAGATTACTAAAGAAAGTAACTTTGTTAGAACTAGAATTATAGATGGAACTGGAACTACCTCTGGTACAAACTACTATTTGTATTTTGATAAGACAGTTCAGAATATAACTGGTGGATCTGAAGGAGATGTTGTAAAATTAGATGGTAACAGTCATATTGATGATTTAGTATTCGATGAAAACACTTATGATTCTAGTCCACTTCCTG